TGAAATGTTTAAGTCCATTAGTTGAAAATTAGTCTCAACTCTATCCCATTCTGTAATAATTTTAGGGAATATTTTCTTAACTTTCTTTTCTTCTAATTTAGCAGCACAAGTATCATAGACATATTGAAGATCACAATTAGGATCTTTTAACAGATCTGGAAATTCAGATACTATAGTTTTTATTCCAAGCCCTTTGACACCGGCTAAGTTATCTGAGTTATCACCGAGTAGTGCTTTTACAACGTTATAGTTTTCCGGCAGTACTTTTAGTTCTTCAAATATATTATCCTTAGTAAAAGTCTTCTTTTTTACTGGAGCATAAACTTCAACTGTTTCATCCACTAACTGCAAAAAATCTTTATCTGATGATATTATAGTTACTTTATTAACCTTTGAGGAAGCTCCTGCTTCATTAGCTATATAAGCAATTATATCATCAGCTTCTAATTTTTCCATAGATAGTTGCTGTATTGGTAAGCATTCTAAATAGTCTTGTACTCTATATAACTGTCCTATTAATGCTTCTGTTTCCTCTTCTTTAGAATCATACAGTCCCCAGTGTGTTATTCTAGATGTTGCACGATTTGCTTTATAGTTAGGATCTATATTCTTTCTATTAGCTGATCCTCCTTTTCCGTCCCAGACTACGATTACCCTAGTAGGGTCAAAAATCCTAGTTACATACCCTAACGATCTTAAGAACCCAACCAGGCCACCGATATGGTGGCCGTCGGGATTCATCGCTTTGAGTAATGAAAATGATCTGATGAGCATATTCATTGCATCAACAATCAGGATATGATCGTTCAGCGATCGGGGTGGGGTCTGTTTTAAATTTTTGAGTATGTTATCGTATGCCATTAATCTAATAAGTTAGCTGTTATAGGTGTTTCTTCTAAATCTCCTTCTTCAATAAGATCAAAGTCAATAGAACCAACTAGTTTCAGCCAATGCTCTTTATGTGCATCTCTATACTTATCAATAGCTTTTTTATCATCTTCAATAAAACCATGCGATGTCATTACAACTCTACCTCTAGATTGCACTCCTCCGATATGATTCTTTTCTATCTGGATGTTAGTCCTTTTGGCAAACTCTACTTGAAGGCCGTTTTTAACCGCTTTTATCTTAGATGTTCCAGGGTTTGTAATATTACCAAAAGTAACAACTAATGTAGCATCGTACCACATTGACATTCCTCCCTTATTCTGTAATTTAGGTTGACCCATAGGATGTTCCGGTTTCATAGTCCATACCTTATTAATAGCTACTAGAGTATTTGTATAAGGTGAGTTCTCTTTCCTAGATAATAGAATCTTTTGATTCAAATTATTACCGAATTGGGTAGACATAGCTCCTGCATTCCATTCATTATTGTTCTTATTAGAACGTACTGATAAATCACAAGGTATAGATCCAATAGAATCCCAGAAGAAACACATATCGTGAGGTAAGTTACCTTTCGTTTGCTCATCTATTAAGTCAGCCATATGAACAGCTACTTCTTCGATCGTATTTAACGTACCTCTATCTGCGTATAAGAAAAAGCCTTCGTAATCTGTTACTTTACCATGCTCATCTAGAACCTCTGTGAATTCTAATCCCATCTCTTTAGCATGTTCCCATGACCATTTCATCTCCGAAATAATGAATACCGGTAGTATGCCTTTCTTCTGTGCATTAACTGCTGCTTCTAATAAAGCAGTAGTCTTTCCAGTATCACTATGACCTCTCAATAGGGTTATATGTCCTGTAGGAATACCCGGTAGTGAGGTTATATCTTGAAATGCTTTCGATAAAGGAATCCATCCTTGCTCTTTAAACTTTACAGATGCATTAGAAAAACCTTTCTTCTTCTTAAAGTTGCCTAAATTAAAGCCTTTTTTCACTGCCGCTGATGCGGCAGCTTTTACTTCTTTTCTCTGTTTTGCCATATTTACTCGTTGAATAAGTCATCAAATTTACTAACTGTGTCTTGGTTGCCAGCCGTAGCTGTTTCCAAAGTAAAGTCTGTTTTGTTTTGACCTAAGCTTTCTGGCAGTTTAGTATCTGTAGCAGGTGCTGCAGTATTTTCATCTGCTGATCCTGGGTTAAGATAGTTTTGGAGTTGTTTTTTAATAAACTCGTAATCATATTGAGTATGCACTTCAGTAGGGTTTGGTTGAGTTTTTAACCACGTATCTACTTGATCATTATTATCTGATAATGCAGTTTGTTTAGGTTTAATTCTTACAGAAGTTTCAGGGTAAGGGTTACCTTGAACTTGTTCTACAACTAAATCCCAACCGTTTATTACGTCTGTAATATCTCCTATATCTTCATCGGCGATTAGAGCAAGTAGAGCTCTATAAATCGTAACTCCGAATCCCCAGATACGTACTCCTTTATCTTCTTCTCCTCTTACTACAACAGGAGCAAAAATACGAGTTTTTGGGTTAATTTTACCTGCTAGAGACCAATTGTCTTTATCAGATGTCTTTTTAAGTTCTTTTACAAACTCTTCAATAGGGTCTTGCTTTCCAAAATTAGATAAAGCTACCATAGGGTACTTTCCAATACCGTAGTGAAACTTTAATTCTTTAAATGGCATAGCAGGATCAAAAGCAGAGGGTACTAAACGTACAGTCTGTTTTCCTATTCCGGGTTTCCAAAAAATCTTTGAGTAGTCTGTTTTTTCTCTCTCCTGACCATTAGAGTTTAAGGCGTCTAGTTTAGCCTTGATTGCGTTAATATCCATAGTGTAACATTTATTTATTTAAAACATTTATTATTAATACAATATACGAACTATAATTTAGTTCTCCAACTCTATTATACGAAAAAGTTTTGTATTAATTCTTTTTAGCTCAGATCCCTTAGTTAAAAGTACGCAGTTGCGGTAATCTGACCAGTTAATCCTGAATGAAGTGTCTAGTTGTCCTCCGTTTAATTCCTTTATAAGGGTATTCAGAGCATTTATAGTATACAGGGTATTTGATTCTTTTTTTCTATGTACTAAGATTGTGTTGTCAATAAAATTAGATACATTTGCAAAATCTACATTATACGTACATATGTATTCATCTTGGCTTTTTGAGTAAAGCACAAAAATCTTATTATACATAATAGAGTACTTTTCTTTTATAACCTCTAATGTAGGCTCTAAAGTGTCTTCTGTAGTAAAAGTGCAAAATAGTTTATTGCTCATATCTTCGTTTGTCCATAATGGTTCTATATCGTAATCGAACCGCTTCTCTATAACATTTGTCATTTTATATAAATATAAGTTAATATCATAAACTTAAATCTTTACTGTACTTAAATGATACAGGGTATTTACCCGCTTCTTCCATTATGTTTTTAATATCTTTGAGGGTATTTTTACCATCTTCCTTATTAAAATCCATAATTATAGAATCATAAGTGTAAAGACTTATAGTCGTTTTTTTAGTTTTCAAGTATTTTAGTAATTCCTTTAGTATTACAATATTTCTAGAGGTTTCTAGTGATTGCATTACATAATTCATTAATTTCTGTGGATTCATCTTTTTTAAAGATGTTGTGAAAGGCTTTCCACTAATTGGTGCCAAGACTTCTCCGTCATTTTTGTATCGTTCCCATAATTTTTTGATATAATCATCAATTCTTTTAAATACGTCGAGGTGATCGTATTTTTCTGGGATTTTTCCATAAATTGCGTGAAAGTTAATTTGTTTAGCTTGTTTGTATTCGTCATCTGTAATTTCTTTCTTATTAAAGTATAATCTAGCTAACTGTTTATGAGCAGACTCTGATGTTAGCTGATATTCTATCTGTTCTGCTAGTAATCTTAAATGGTATCCGTCAAAATCAAATTCTACAAAGTAATCATTAACCGGATTAAAGCATTTTCTATGTTCTTCTGTATGAGGTATTGCTGCAAAATTAACACTGTTAAAAGAATTTGTAGGTCTTGAAGTGATATTATATAAATTATACTGACTTAGAACTTTACTACCTAAAGTGTTATATAGTGGATTTTTTGGTTTAAATATTTTATTAAAAGCATCATATTTAATACCTACTCCAGATTGTTCTAATAAGAAGAACACATTAGTAGCAGTATTATTATAAAAATCAAATCCGTTAGGAATATCATAATCTATAATATGCTTAATCCCACTATATATG